TCCTTTTCAACCTGAATGGATTAAAATGCATAGTTATGAGTATAAAAAACTAGATGGGCAAAATGTATTGATTAAAAATGAAGGATTAGAAAATGAAAAAATCAAACCCGTTGAACTCTATACTGGGGTTGACCCTGCAAGTTCTCTTAGTGTCAGGGCTGACTTCTTTGTTATTGCTACTATTGCTATAGACAATGACAATAATAAATATATTATAGATATTTATAGAGATAAAATATCTCCTGCATTACAGCCTCAAAAGATAATTGATGTATTTAAAAAGTTTAGACCTAGAAGAGTAAAAGTGGAGACAGTAGGTTATCAAGAAGCTTTAAGAACTGCAGTACGAGAAATAATGAAAGAAGAACAACTTTATATACCAGGATTAGAAGCAGGTGTAAAGCCTAGAAATTCTAAGTCTGAAAGGTTGTTATCACTTGTCCCTTTATTTGCAAAGGGTACATTTTACTTTAAACCAGAACATATGATTGCTCAACAAGAGTTTCTTTCGTATCCTAAAGGAAAACATGATGATATCATGGATGCTGTATGGACTGCATTAGATGGCGCAAAACCATGCAGAATTAAGGAGTATGAACCAATTCCTGAAGAAGAATGGAGAATAAAGAAAAAAAGTCTTGATTGGATGACATTATAAGTATTAAATTAGGCATATGGCATATTCAAAAAAAGGTGAAAAATCAAGTTCTAAGTTAGTAAATGAGACTTTAGAACTATTTGACACTTATTCAAGTAAAAGAGATAATTGGGCAATGCAGGCTAAAGAAGACAAGGAATTTAGACTGGGCAAACAATGGACTGCAGCACAAAGAGATACTCTTATATCAAGAGGACAAGCTCCTATTGTTATAAATAGAGTTCATCCTGCTGTAGAAGCAGCTAAAGCTATGTTAACTTCTAATAGACCTTCTTTTAGATGTGCCCCAAGAGAAGATTCTGATAATAAAGTAGCTCAGGTAATGAGTTCTTTACTTACATATATGTATGATATTTCAGATGGTAGAACAGTAATAAGACAAGCAGTTGACGATTATTATGTTATGGGAGTAGGATATATTCTTGTCTATCAAGACCCTATGATGGATATGGGTAAAGGTGAGGTTTGTATTCACGATGTAGACCCATTAGATGTATATGTTGACCCTAATAGTCGACATAAGCTTTTTGATGATGCGGAAAATATTATAATATCTAAGCTTTTTACTAAAGACCAGGCTAAAAAGTTATATCCTATGTATTCAGCTAAGATTGATAATGCTGATTCTGATGCAGGAAATAAAGTAGATTTTAATGCTCCATTCACCGAACGCGAAGATGATGGTGAAACTACTTTTCCAGAAGATGTAGGAAGAGTAAATAATCAGGAGTATATAAGAGGATATGAGAGATATTACAAAGTAGATGTTGATGAATATCGTACATTTGAAACATTTTCTGGAAAAGAAGAATTAATACCAGAAAATGAATATATGGCATATCTTCAACAGTCTGCTTGGGAAATAGGTGGTCAGATTATAACCGATTTAGATAAAGCAAAACAATTAATTATGCAATTGGAGCAACAAAGGCAAGCATCATTGAAAATGAAAATGCAAGAATTGTTACAATCAGGATATACTCAAGAAGAAGCTATGACTATAGCTGAAAATGAAGTTCCTCAAATTCCAGCTGACCAAGCAACATATCAAGAGTTAATAGAAAGACAGTTAATACAAATTGTTAAGATTACTACTAAGAAAGTTAAACAATGTGTTATAATGGGAGAAACTCATTTATATTCTAGAATAATGCCTATTGAACATTATCCATTAGTTCCTATAATGAATATACACACAAGAACTCCGTATCCTATGAGTGACGTTAGGCTTATAAAAGGATTACAGGAGTATATAAATAAAACACGTTCTTTGATAATTGCACATGCTACTACAAGTACTAATACTAAAATACTTGTTCCAGAAGGTAGTGTAGATATGAAGGATTTTGAAGAAAAATGGGCACAACCAGGTGTTGCTATACCATATGACCCAACAGATGGTGCTCCAATGCCAGTGCAACCAACACCTCTTCCTAATGAATTATATCAAAATGAAACTACTGCAAAGAACGATATAGACCATGCTTTAGGATTATATGAAATGATGATGGGTAATAGTCAAGCCGCTCCTCAAACATACAAAGCTACTATATCTATTGATGAATTTGGACAAAGAAAAATGAAATCTAAGTTGGCAGATGTTGAATCTGCATTAGTAAGAGCAGGCCAAATAGCTATTCCATTAATGCAACAACTGTATACATCACAAAAGATTTTTAGAGTAATTCAACCTAACAATTCTATGAGTGAATATATTGTAAATAAAAGACTTGTAGACGATAAAACAGGTGAAATAGAAGTGATAAATGATATTACTGTTGGTAAATATGATGTAATAGTTGTATCAGGTTCTACATTGCCAAGTAATAGATATGCAGAGTTAGAGTTCTACATGGATGCATATCAAAAAGGTTTAATAGATAGACAAGAAGTTCTTAAGAAAACAGAAGTTTTCGATATGGAAGGTGTTATGCAAAGAATTGATATGATTGCTCAATTACAACAACAATTAGAACAATCTACAGAAGAAAATAAAAGACTTAAAGGTGACCTGCAAACTAGAGATAGAGAAGCAGTTAACCTTAGGAAGAAAGTTGAAGTTGAGAAGTTTAAAGGAGACCTTGACCAGATTAGTAATAAAGCTAAAGCTGCAGGTACTCTTTATGATAAACGACTTGATGATAGCTTAGCCACAGTAAAACAAGGCATAAAAGATGCTACAAGTAAAATTAGCTCACCCTCATCTGGTGGCAAGAAAGAGGCAGCCAAAAGGAGAAAGAAATGACACAAGACAATATACAAACAGACACCCCTCAAGAGGGTAATAACGAACAGCAATATACTTCTTTAGAAGAAGCGGTATTTGGCGGTAATGATATTACAAATGAGGGTTCTCAAAATATTTCTGATGTTTTTACTAATACAGGAAATGAAGGTAATGTTGAAAAGGCTCCTGAACAAGGACAACCCCGAGTAAATGAATTTGGAAACGCAGAACCAACTCAACCTGCAACGGATGACAATGATGCTAAAAGATACGCATATTGGCAATCTCAAGCAGATAAGTACAAAAATGAATTAGAGCAAGTGAAAAATGCGCAACCTCAAGTTGCACAACAACCAGTTGCTCCACTTCAAGAAGTACCTCAAGAGCAACCTTCTGAATTTCCAGCTCCACCTGAAAAACCTGGAAGACCTAGAGCATTTTCTAGAGAGGAAGCTTATACAGACCCTTCTAGTGAGAGTGCTAGGTATTTAGATGCGAAAGAAGATTGGGACGAACAAATGGTAGAATATAATAGTTTACATACCCAATATCAAAATGCAGTGTTACAAGAAAAATTTGATAATATGGAAAAGCAAAGAGTTGATGAAGCTAAAAGGCAACAAGCGACTCAAGCTGCAGCTAAACAAAAAGCTGATATAGTCAATTATGTAACAGGGCATCATGGTATGAGTGGTGATGAAGCTAATGATTTTCTTACTAAAATGTCTGACCCAGCTTCTGTAAATATCGATAATCTTGTTCAACTATATAGATTGCAAGGAAGTGGAAATACTACTCAAACTAGTGCTCCTGCTCCAAGTCAATCATTTCAACAAACTCAGAATGCTCAGCAAGTACCATCCTCTATGGGAGTGATGCCTTCTGGACAATCTAACGTTGATGGAAGAACTATAGAAGATAAGATGATTGATACTATGATTGGGGATTTTAATAGTAAAAACCCTTGGAAGTAATTTTAATCTATCCTACTTGAAGGTCTAATAGACAGCTGATAGAGGATATAATATAAGGATGGAATCGAATGGGAACATTTTATTCGAATAGTCAATACAATACGGCTACTGGAGTTTCATTAGACGATACAAGACGTCAATTTAACTTTGGTGAGCGTGTTGCTGAATTGGCTCCTCAACAAAGTCCATTCTTCGTGTATTTATCGAAGGTGGCAAAAAAAGCTACTAATGACCCTGTGTTTAAATTTCTTGAACAAAGGCATCAGTGGCAAAGACGTAACTTTGAAATCCACACTACTTTTACAGCTAGTGAGGAATTTGCAGTTGCTGAAGTTCTAAATGATGGTGAAGATATTGTTTTCACTTGTAAATATGATGAGTATGGCAAGATAGTTTCTGCCTCTGAATGTACTTTCTTATTACCTGGTCAAGTACTTGCGGTGAAAGCTGATAATGGCGTTGTATATTATCTGCAAGTTAGTGCTTCTGCAACAGTGGCTTCAGGAACTACTCCAACTTTAGCTGGTACTACTATTGGTCATGATACTGACCATAATAAGACTACTATTGAAGGGCTTGCTTTAACAGCTATTGGGAAAGCTATTCCTGCTTCAACTGTATTTACTGCTGGTAATAAATGCCAAGTAGTTGGAAGTGCATGGGCTGAAGGAACTGATAGTCCTCTTGGTTGGGAAGATAAATTATATGACAGAGAAGGATATTGTCAAATCTTCAAAACTGGTATGAACATTTTCTCAGGAACAGCATTAGCTACTGAATATAGAGGTATTGCTAATGAGTTTCAAAGAATCTGGCAAGATAAATTAATGGAACATAAGATGGATATAGAACAAGCTATGTTATTTGGTATGGGTTCTGCTTCAAATGAAACATCTGCTGGCACTCAGCCAACTAGATATTCTTGGGGTATTTTGCCATATACTGAAACTTATGGTAAAATCTATAACATGTCTTATGCTTCTTCTGGTTATGATGCTTTCTTAGATGCGATGGAAGATTATTTCGCTCCTGAGTCTGGTAATAGTGGTAATAAATTAGTATTGGCTTCAAGAAAAGTTATTACTTACTTAAACAAACTTGGAAATGGAAGTTTCTTAAATAACTCTGTAGGTTCATCTCAATATCGATTAGATGTTGCTACAGTACCTGGTGCTTTTGGGCATACAGTAACTGTAGTAAATACTATATTTGGTAATCTTCATTTCGTACAAGAGCCTTTATTAAGAGGTCCTTGGGAAGATTATTGTATAGCAATTGATATGAAGAATGTAAGTTATAGACCACTTGTGGGTAATGGTGTTAGTCGAGACACCTTCATTGAAACTAATGTACAAGACAACGGCGTTGATGGTAGACAGGACCAAATCATCACTGAATCTGGCTTGGAAATTAGTCTCCCTGAAACCCACGCAATTCTTAAGTTTTCTTAAGTAGGAGGTAAACAATGGCACAATTATCAATGATAGGTGAAAATACTGTTACTGACGGTACTCATATTATTACTGATGCTTCAGTGTATGGTTCATGGCCTTTTGCAGATGAAGAAGGCGGTATGGCTGTTTACAGGACAAATACTATTGACCCTGCTGATACTGACGCTGCTTTAGTAAGTCCTGGTATTCCAGGAGATTTAGCTGCTAATAGAAAGTTAAGGGTTGGTTTTAATACTACAACTGCAGGAGCAAATGTAACTTCTGATTTTGGTGTTCAAGGTTCTTACAATGGTAAGGATTGGACTCTAATATCAGAGTTAGATGCTGATGTAGAACCAGATTCAACTGGTATTCAAGAATATGAACTTGACTTAACTGACAAGTATTATCCTTGGATTAGGTTAATATGGAATGATGGAACAGATGATAATACTACTTGGCAAGGGTACTTTTTTGTATCTGGACTTAAGTCTGGTGGCAATATCTCTAGTTCTATGACTGTAGGTGGTATAGGACCTGACCCATCGTAGTAAGTAGTTAGTTTATTAATCGTATATGGGGCTTCGGCCCCATATGCATAACTTTAAGGAGATTTTATGGCAGGTGGATTTAGTAGTCAATGGAGAAGAATGGGTAGTAATACTAATAGTTCTGTTGATTGTGGTGATTCAGGTGGTGGTGATGCTGGAATTGGAACTTTGCCAGATGGAGTAAGTAATGCTCAAACTGCTACAGGTGCTAGTGGAACTAACAATCAAGTTAGGCGTGAATGTACAATGTGGCTTAGGGATGATAATGAAACTTATACTCCTAATTTTAATTGGGCTGTAAATGGTGATTTTACTGTAGTAATGAATGGAACTGGACAAACATTAGCAGGAGACCCTGGGAATGTAGATGTTGTAATACAAGGTTCTGTTGATGGAACAAATTTTATGGATATGCAGGATTTAGGAACATGGGATGCAGGAACAACTGATATAGGAACCCTTGTATATGATTTTGATACATATGGAGTAATGCCTTATATGAGAATTAATGTTGATGGTGATGCTGTTGATAATAGCGCTAAACCTTTTAAAATAAACGTATTTATGCATAATGGCTAGTGTTACTGTAGCAAGCAATAATAATTTTGGTAAATGGGTTCCTTATTACAATAAAGCCTTTAATTTAGGAACCTCTGAAGATGGTGGAGCAGGGTCTACAGATGGAGTAGAGTATATAACTCAAGCAACTGGTACATCTGCGGTTGATATGACAGGGAGTTGTACTAGTGAATTAAATTGTGATTTTTATTATAAAATTATAATTGAGGAAGTTAGTGGAACTGACTATTTTTATGTTACTAAATATTCTTCAAGTGATACTTTAGTCGATACAATATATGCTAGTGGTTCTACTGGAAATGAAAAATTTTGGCTTATGACTAGTGCAAGTCCTATATCTATAGATGAAGGTGTTCAAATTTACTTTAAAAATCCATCTGGTTATGATGATGGAGATGTATATAAAGTAACTCTACCTAGTAGAGAGACTATGAGAAGAAGAAGAATATATCATGGAGGATACTCTACTTTTGCAAGAATGCCTTATACAGAAGGAGTAGCTTATCATACTGATGTTATTCCTTCTAATTTAGTTGGGAAAAATATGACTATTTTATTTAATCCTATGGTTCTAGTTACTCTGTTACTAGATGTTGATAGCCCTAATTATGGTGTATATTCAACATCTTCTAAGGAAGATAGCACTGGAAATAAAGCTATAAGTTTAGCTTTGGAATGGAACGTTGATAGAAGTGGAGCTAATAGTATAACTGCTCCCAC